TGGAGTAGAACAACGATTGATCTCAGAGATAGTAAATCTTGAATCTTCAACTATCTTTGGGATTCCTCCAGGACTCATTGTAGGAGTGCTGCTTGGAAAAGGAATATCTATGTCTGTTTTTAGAAATACAGAACTTTCACGATTGAAGTTATTAATATTATGAATATCACCTATGTTTTGAACTCCAGGAATAAGGTATCTTGATAGTACAACATCTCTTTGTTTAACTCCTATACCATTAGGAATAGCTTCTGAGTAGTTGTAATCAGCAATGGAGTTAAATGAATATGCAAAATTTCTTCGTGTAATCCCATTCAGATATATTTGAAGATATGCCTGATATGCAGCAAACATTGCAGCTCCATCAAATGTAGAAGTCTGATCCCCAATTGTATTAGAACTCTCAAGAGCTTTTCTCTGAGCTTGCTCTGTAAGAAGTCTGTATTTTGCATTATCTTTTACCTGGGTAAAATGAGCTCGACCAGCTCCATAAATTACACTTTCAAGTTTAAGAATATTCCCAAGGAATGGTTGTCCAAAAGATGTCTCTGGAGAATTAAATATTTGTCTTGACTTATCAGTTACTGCAGATTGCTGACTAGCTGTTCCACATGATTTTGTCTTTGATGAAATTGTATCTACAAGAACTTTAAAGAAATACTTATCATTTCCTGATAGTCTTTGTGGACCATTTGTTCCAGATACAACTGTTAAATAAGCATAAGAAGGACATGTATCACTTGTTCCACAAAGTTCTACTTCACTATAACCATTGACTGGATCTTCCCATCCAACTCTTATTCCAGTAAATCCTCCACTGTTAGTAGTGTACCAAATTTCATAATTAGCTAATCCAACTACACCTGTAGCTGGACCAAGTACTGTAGGTTTAGTTAATGAACAAAACTCAGTAATACCAATTGTAAAAATAGGATCAGATACTATCTGTTTGTTTGTACTGCAATCAGTATATTGAATACGTGCATAATTTGGACCACCTAAAGGATCAACTCCAAGTGTAGTAATATTTATACTATATACTTTACAGTTGTCAATATAGGCATTGTTAGTTTTTGTTAAGAAAGGATCTTCTCTAAGATCATTATAAGGATAGTTAGGATAGAAATATTCCTGATCCTCTCTCTTATAACTATTTACATTTCTCAATATTCCTTTAGCAACAATAGATTTGTTGGTAGCTCTGTCACCACGAACAATTTTAAAACCTACAATAGCAGCTTTCTGATCAGAGGTTAATTCTGAAGCAGCTATGATTGAGAAAACTTGTGAAGGATCTATCTTAACTCCAATAGGAAATGTAGCATCGTTCCCCATATCTACTGATGTAGGAGTAGCTGTTAAAATACGACTCTCCATAATAGGAGATACAAGTACATCAGGGAACTTATGATGTCTGATTTTTTGACCAGCAAGATTTCCCCACAACTCTGTATTGCATGGATAAGTTTCTTCAGATTCCCAATAAGCGAACTCACCATATTGATAAGGTCCTTTATATTTAGGATCAGTACTATATCCTGCAGATGTACCACTGACTGAGGCTGTATTATATATCTTCCAGTAGGGGAGGGATGATAGTGATGTATCTCCAACAAAGTCAGGAGATGTATTAGGAATAGAAGGCATGTCTTCATTGACTCCTAATGCTCTTCCAGGAATATGAAATGCATCTGTTTCTTTTCCATTATCAAGTTGAAAATTAATCTCGAAAGGATATACTTCATCACGAAGATAACCTCTAATATTAGCTGCATTTACTTCATCTGCATAATTCTCACTAGCTGGTACTCTCCAGGTTTCCCACTGAAGAGTAATGCCATTTGCAATCTTTTGATAATTAATTCTATCTGCAGTTGTGAGACCTTTCCAAATCAGAATATCCTGAGCAGTTGTAACATCATCAGCTACTTCATAATAAGGAAACTTTTCAAAGATGTCACTCATTGAAAGTCTGATGTTGGATACATTCTGTCCAGTGTATGTAATCTTCTTTGTTACTGCATCAATAAAATATGTTCCTACTAATTCTACAGAAGCAATATCGTTAACTGTTTTAATTACAGACAGATTGAAATATTGAAACTGTCCTGTATTATCAAGATCTGAAATATATAAGACTACTGATTTATTAACAGCATAATTAAAGTTTACAGAAGCAATAGTTGGATCAGCTATTGGAGTAGGGTTAGTAATTGAATAATATGATGTATAAGGATTACCTAATGCATCTGAATATTGAATTGCAAATTGATATGTGCCAGCTATAAGATTACCCCCAGAAATAACATCAACTACAACCACTGTAGGAATTGAAAAATTAGGTTCAATTTTAAGTTGATTACAGTCAACCTCTTCTGTATATGTAGGATTACAGAAAGCACTTCCATACTGAAGAGTTTGTGGAATATTATCAATGTCTAAATATCGTCTTGGATTAAGTCCATCTGTCCAATAAATCTCTGTAGTACAATTGGTTATTCTATGAACAGCTTTATGGATAGGATAATTGACGTTAAAATTTAAACAAGGAGCACTGACTAAAGGATGATAGATACAATCATTATGATCCATGTATCCAATTTGACTTTCTCCTGTAGAAGAATTTACCAGAAAGAAGATATGTTTATCTTTCTCCTGAATAGTATGCTCTCCAATTAAAACAAATCCTATTGGAAAACTAAGACAAAACTCATTACCTTCTTCGTTCTGATAGTTAATAGCATTGGCATCATAGTTTTCAACAGCAGCATTCAATGCATATGTCAGACTCCCTTTCTTGATTTGATTAGGTGTCTGGTCCATGTTAAGACCAACAGTAGCATTATTATACTCATGTTTTAAGTTACCTTGTTCTTGTTCCTGATCAGCCATGGTAATTAATTATTTCGTCTCCAACCATATCTCGTGACACGATTGGGTAGTTGATACATGTTGAGTCTGTTTAAGTCCTGAGCAACCCTGCGTTGTTTGGCATATACATCCTGTTTCTTGATCTCAATATCTGCCATGATAAAAGCTTCATCTGCGAGTTGTTTGTAGTATACAAGCTTCTGCTGCAACTGCTGGAAGGTCTCATCATTAGTTTGATTAACCAGAGTTTCAATCATCTTATATTTGATGAACGCTTCTACAAACTCCTTGATACGATAATTATCAGGAATCATTTGATTGCCTACATTGTCGTACTCAGTAGCATAGAATACAAGATGCACAATTCCATGCCTAAAATTAGTAACAAACTTGTTATCTCTGATATCAAATGAATCAACACTTGATGAATCAGGAGTAAAATTATGTTGTGAATGAAATCCACTAAATGCTGGATATGGAGAACTTCCATCAGTAACAGCATTTCCATATTCAACATCGCAATGTTTTCTTACAGAGATATTGCCAGGCTTGAGCAGATGATCCTTTCGATAGAATCTAGGTATTTCAGTATTAGTTTTATAGACAGCTCGTAGTATCTCAGGAAGACATTCTCCAGTACAATCAGTTTTATGACACTCTGGATTACCACATGTAGGATTACCACTTACTGTTAGAGGACTTACTTGAATGATGTTTGCAGTTTGTGAATAGAAAGAACTAGGTTCCTGATATGATGTAAGTTGATGTTCTTCACATGCCCATGCTTCTCTTGCTGCATAAAAGTTATCAGGGAGTCTTGCCTGGAAGTCCTCAATGTAGAGAGCTTCTTCAGCTATAAGATAAGAAGATCTTCCCAGCTTATTCAAACATTTGTTCAAATAGGTGGGAAACAAGAGATCATCTATTGCCCCTGTATCGAAGTAACTTTTAAATTCTTCTTTTACTGTTGCATAGACAGACTCAGGTGTTGTAAAATTGTATCTGTAGTAATAACTCATAGCTTATCGTTTTTTCCATTCTCGATATAGATGTTGATACTGATCATTCGTTGTAACATAATGTGCCAGCAGTCTGGAAGTAACTCTGGAAGGTTTGAAATACCATAGATCAAATAATTTGAATCTTGCAGATAGTCTAAACCAAATCCAGCCAAAGAAGTATCCTTCTGTATGATAGTTGAAGTTATAGATCCTCTTACCTTTTTCTTTTGACTTCTTCCAATCTATAGGAAGATTTGTTCGAACCTGTCCATCGACAATCTTATAAACATTCCTCTTCTTTTTGAAGATTGAGAATTCTCCTAAACCACATGGAAGTTTAGCTTTCTCACCAGTCTCAAGAATATACTCTCTGAATGACTCATTGAAGGTATATATAATAATTCTCCATTCATCATATGTAAGTTTGACAGTGGGATTCTTCTTACAAAAATCTTTGTAGTTAATTCTACTGGCAGATCTCCAGTCAACTGCTACTCGCATTTATTTCAAATTAGGTGCATTTGGAGCCTGACCATCAATGTTATCTTGAGTAATATCAGACTTGATTCTGAAATAACTCTCAAGTAATGTCTGAGATGTAAGTTTCAATACTTGTTTTTTAAGATACCCTGGTAGAGCAAACTCCTTATCCAGAGGATTCTTACACCACTCTTCATCAGTTACTTGAGGTGTACCACAGCCACAAGCAGGATATAAGATCTCATTTGGAATATCTTCTTCAAATAAAGCAACGAATCTCACTGCTTGAAGTGAAGGATTACTTAAGTATAGATAACCATTTGATATCCAGAAGTATGATTGTTTCTTGACAACTGGAAGTTTAAGAAGATTCAGATATCTGTTTACAGAGATCTCTTTAATCTTAGTTCCATTTCCACCCATGGCATTAATAGAATAAACTCCCTGTATAATGTACTGATAGTTTCCTTCAGATATACGTGGGAGTTTGAATACAGTTCTGGCTACAGCACATTCATCAATGTAGTCACAGCACTCAGATATGGGAACCTCGCAAAGTTCAAGGCATGGAATAGTAGTAAATAAAGTATCAGTAGCCCATAGTTTCCTGAGGTTTGTTTCTCTCTTTATGAGGAGTAGTGAATTGTTCCTGATCTCAGAAGCAATCACTCTATCAGTAATCATGTTGTCTGTAGAGAGAAGTTTGTGCATACTCCTTACATCACTTACAAGTTTTCTTAGAGTTGCCATTTTAATCAATTTGCAGTAAAGATATAATATTCTTTGAAACTTATCAATAGATTCTAATCGAATTAATTAGAAGTAAAACTCCCCCAAGCTCGCACCTGGGGGAGACATCTCAGAAACCAACAAACTGAGACATTTTAATATTTAGTTATTCCTTATTCAGGAACACAACTACCATTATTAGTTAATATAACTCCTGCCTGAGGTGTATAGGATTCTGCACAAATAGTACTTCCATAAGTACTGTATGCTGGTACATGAATTGATACAATACCAAATGCACATTTATTGTAAACAAAATCAATGTCATAGAAGTTATCATTACGTACAAAATATGAGGTACATGGAATAGCTGTAGTTGTACTTGTAGTTGTAGTACTAGTCGATGTGGTAGTACTGGTTGATGTGCTAGTAGTAGTACTCGTACTGGTGGTAGTACTCGAAGTAGTAGTAGACGTACTTGTACTAGTAGTAGTACTAGTGCTTGTCGAGGTTGTTGTACTAGTAGAAGTGCTTGTAGATGTACTAGTAGAAGTACTGGTTGTACTACTCGTAGATGTACTGGTTGTTGTTGTATCTGTGGTTGTACTTGTAGATGTAGATGTGGATGTAGAGGTACTACTTGTTGTACTTGTACTACTACTGGTAGAAGTGCTTGTGCTACTGGTTGTTGATGTGCTTGTACTAGTAGTAGAAGTTGATGTTGAGGTAGAAGTGCTACTAGTGGTAGAGGTACTTGTTGTTGTACTAGTGGTAGTGCTGGTTAAAGCGATGGGAAGTATTGTTTCAGTATTACATTTTCCTGTAGATACAACCTTAACAAAGGTGCATCCATCAGGTATAGTATAGATATTTCCAGCTATAAGAATGGCTTTAGAAACTCCAGTAGCAAATTGAACATATGGACCAGGAGACAAGAAATATGATAATGATACATTATCAATATCAGATCCCACATCAGTCAGTTGTATAAATACATTCATAATAAAATAGTTACATATGCATCAATATTAAAGATGCCACTTGTTCTTTGAGTATCAATATCTGTTGATCAATCTTCTGCAAAGCTACAGTGAGACTCTCATTTGTACGTATGCCTGTTCCAGGAAGATTTGGTCCACTATAACATAGATCGTCTGAAGGAGTTCTTGCACAACAATTATCTTCTTCTGCATCAGGAGACTTCTCACATTGACATGTACTTATAGGAATTATGTATGGACCTTTTATTTCAAAATTTACAGTACCCATAATTACAGATTAAGGAATGTACATAATATAATAAGCAGCAATACCTGGTTGAGTATTTGGATGTCCTTGTCCACTTCCTGCAGAAGATATTGAAACATTAGTAGTTATTGCAGGAGTTACAGCATTTGTCTTACCTATAGATGGAATTGTATTAGAACCTTTCATATTATATTGATATGCTGTTCCATCGTTATTTGCAGTTTGTGGATAAGTAACACTTGTAATTACTCCAGCTCCAGCATTATTATCAATATTGAATTCATAATGAAAGTGCTCAGTTTGTAGAGATGTACCTATAGCACCATGACTATGACTAGGCATCTGTAGAGTATTCAGTGTTATCAGATTTGTTCCAAACAATGTCCATGCTCCAGGAGTTCCTGCTGACCATGTAGGATTACCTGATATTGCAGGATTAACATCTGCATTTGTGAAAGCAGGACCAGGAGAATCTGTAGCACCTACTGCTACTCGTCCACGTTTGTCTGGAGTTCCATTCTGACCATTACAGATATAAATCTTAGCCCAATCTGAATTAACTAAGCCAACGCCATTTGCATCAAATTTTCCTGATAAGCTTCCATAGAATTCATACGCTACATATGGAACCATCTTATTACTTTGCTTAGTGCTACCAGTGTTATGAGTAGCAATGTAATTAGCAATGTAATTATCTAACTCAGTACCATTCTTAGAATAGTTGGTACTAAGTATTTTAGATAAAGAAGTTAATCCTGATGCTGTAGAACAAAGTTGAATTATCGCAGCTTGAAGAATATCGTGTGTTCCAGAAGTAGAGGTTACTCCAGTTAGACATCCAATTGCATAGGATGAATTTAAAATAGCAATTACTTCAGTATTTGCAGTAGTCTGAAGTTGAAGATTACAAGTTGCTTTAATTAAAGCATTAATGAAATCTACAAGAGTAAACGTTCCACATCCAGGCAAGTAATCACTTACCAACTTACATATGATCTGTGGATCAATATCAGGAAGAATAGCTAATCCTGACATTAAGTCTAGTATCTTATCTGTTAACACTTTCTCAACATCTGATAGAGAATCACCATTTGCTATTCCTAAGAAAGGAATATCGATTCCTGTGTATTGTATGCATCTGTCTGAAGAAATTTCAGCACATCCATTAAAACAGTTATTGCAAGCCATGATGTTATATTTTAATTATTGTTAATCTTATGATATACATAATTCACCACCATCAAAAACTATTTTTATATTATCCAATACTGGTAGA